ACCGGAGAACCGAATACGTTTCCGATTTCACCAGTAATCTTGGTAGCGCGCTGATCGCCAACTTCGTTGATGTTCTGGAAGTCAGGATCATCGAGCATATCGTAGTAAGCTGTCAGTGAGACGATGTACATAACATCGGCGGCACGACGACCATACTTGCCCATTACTTGACGGAGGTCAAGAAGCTTAGAAGCAGTAGCAACACCACCAGCACCCGGAGAACTTGCGTTATCCAGAGTAGCTCCGCCGGCCGTGCGGTAAACAAGACCAAGATAAGGAGAAGAAATCAGATCGTCTCCTCCGTTAGTGGCGTTGCCAAGAAGCAGTGAATGCTCGATTGAACGCGCATGCGCTCGAACCATGCTCTCACGAATAAACGGAAGAACAGGAATGATCGCATCTTCTTCAGTCTCGTTTGAAATGTAAGAACGAGAGATCAGACGATCAACAGTCAGAACCTTCTTACCCATAGAAATTCCTGGGTAGGGAGCGCCTACAACAGCATCACGGTCTTCGAGGTTACCTGCAAAAGGACTACCACCCGCACCACCTGAACCGTCGTTTGCTGCAAATTGAGCATAGCCCGCATCAGGCATAGTCGGCATTACCATAGACGCAGAGCTCATCTGAACCTTACGGAACATCGGATCGAGAACTAGCTCAAGCTCAATGTCGCGCTCCATAGCCGTAGAAACCGTGGTTTCGAAAGCCTGAAGAGCGTCTGCTGACGTATCAGGTACGCTAACACCAGTGTTGGTGTTTCGAGTAGCTTTTTCAAATAGCTCACGAGTAAGCTTGTTATCCCAACCTTTCTGAGTAACAACACCCAGAAGATGAGCATCACAAATCTCTGCTTCGTAAGTTTCTGCAAAAGACTTAGCTTCACCACGATCAGCAAAGATACGCTTGCTTTCTCGGATGTTCTTAATCTCTTCAGACTTCTCTACCAGTTCGCTTTGCAGCTCACCGATAATTTTTTCATAATCAGCGTCTTTTTCAGCCATTTTAGCTTCAACGTCAGCCATCAGTTTTTCTGCACCGCTTGTTACGGCAGCAGCAATTCGCTGTTCTTCATCAGCTTTCTGAGCTTCAGCTTCGGCAGCAGCTTTTTGTTCTGCTTCCATCTTAGCTTGCTCTTCTGCCTTGCGCTCAGCGTCTTTCATTGCCATTGCAGCCGCAGTCTTTTCGACAGCAGCGGCTACGATAGCGTCGATATCAATATCGCTCATAGTTTTCTCCTGTGCTTCGACTTGTGATAAGTCTTTTGGCATTGACTCGTCGGAATGTTTTTCAAACTCAACAGTTACTTTATCTTCAGTCTCCCGAACATTCAGTACATGTTTTTCCTCGGAATCGTTTAATGTGAAAGATTTCTTGAACTCTTCATAATCCATTTCTGAATCAAAAGACTTCGCAAGAGAAAAGGTTGCAGCTTGATTCGCAGGAACCGTTACTACCGAAACCTCCAATAGTTCTGCATCCTTGATTCTGTATCCGTCGCTTTCCGTCATGTACTCCGCGTCCTTGACTCGGAAACCGACAGAAAATGCTCCAAGAACGCCTTCTTTAATTAACTCGCCTACGTGACCAGCAGATTTAGCAATTTTCGCTTTGAGCTGCAGACCATTATCATTCGTACCAAGCGAAACTGCTCGGCCAATCGGCTGATTGTAGTCGTGGTTAAAAAGAATTACAGGATTATTGAGAAAGTTATCAAGCCCGCCTTTCGTCCAGGCTTCGCTCTCAATAATATCTCCAACTCGGTCAGTATTGTTCGTACTGGCCATACCGGCAATGTGAAGATCGTCGCCTTCATCAAATGCCTTAAATGTGGAGCCAATATGAAAAATCTTATTCACTTGATTCTCCTACTTTCGACCGAAGCTTCTCAAGAGGGCTAAGGTCTTCTTCTGAAGCCGGTTCGAGAACGGGCTTCGGTTGTTCGTCCTTCGTATAAACGTCGGACATGTCATAAATCTTTGCCCAGCCAGCGGGGTCTTTAAACTTAATCCGCTTCATCGCTGTGTTCCAGGGACCAAGAGTACGAATAACAATTCTGTAGTGAACCGGTGCGTTACCTCCTAGAGCGATATACTCTGATCGAGCGGGTACTCGTCCTAGTTCTTGAAAGTACTCTAGAAGCTGCTTGGACATTTCTGCTCTTGTCATTAATTATCTCCTTCTTCTTCTGAGGGCCTGCCACCTTCAATTGGATTAGATGCAGACCCTGCAATATTTGCTGGTACTCGAATCTCGTCGGAACCAAACACTTCATCATAGTTGAGGGCTTCTCGGGCCTCGTTAGGTGTAATAATCCCGCTATTTACTAGAGTAGAGTAGTAAGCTGCGCTGTCTCGAAGTTCAGGCTGAAGAGCCGGAATATTACTAATATCTGGAGTAATAGAATAACCAAAAAATCTTTCAAGAGCCTTTGACATTTTCTCTACAATAGGAAGAATGGTTTCCAGATAGTACAAACGATGATTCGGACGAATGTTGGCATTGTTTCCTGAGTCTAAAAGAATCGGAGGAACTCCAAGCACTTTCAAAATCTCTTTCTCTGCGCCTTCAATGGAAGACTCAAAGTCAAGTTCTCTAAAGTTTACGTTTGAAATCGAGTCAAGCTCCATTCCGCCATCAAGAACAAGCGGTCGTCTTCCGCCACCGTCTGGTCTATATCGAGTCATCCAAGACTGAATCATTCTCTCCTTATTCTTCTCACTAATCATTGAAGGAGATTTAATTACTAGACCAGGTACTGCTCCGTTCTTGAAGAAGTTATTCTGAAAACCTCTCATATCAGTAAGCTGCCCCATTACACGCTGGGCTGCTCGAAGTCGGCTTGTGCCTCTATAAATACTATGGAAAGAGTTCTCTTTTATGTGAACAATTTCTTTCGGTGAGTATTCAACATCTCTCTGAAACAAATACCGGTCTACATAAGTAGTCTTATTTGGTTCGATATCAACATAGGAAGCCGGAAGGTGGTACAGACCTTCCCCATCGAAATAGATGAAGATATTTCCGTCTAACAAAAAGTCGACGATGAGGTTTCGCTTAAAGTTTGAAATATCTTGAAAAGGGTTTGGCTCGTTGTTCAAAAGAAGGTCTACGCGACTGCGGCGAACTCCTTTCGTTACCGAAGTAAGACCCTTTATCGGCTCACCTATTCGAAGAGGAATTTCTGCCGTATCGTCAACGATCATGTTGACGCCACGGTTTACAACTTCCAAATACTCGTAATAAGCAGTATAATTTGTCGGGATTTCCCTAGTAGCAATCGGACCACCGCCCTCAATGCTTACTATCTCCTCCTGACCAGGATTCAGTTTATTGCGCTGAAAGAAATTATACCATGCCATGTTTTTCTCTTTGAATCTCTACCCAACGCATTTGTTTCTTTGCAGTATGAAGGGGCGGATTTCGCCCATAAATACTATGCAACTTTTGATGGTGAGGATTACACAGGGTAACAGTATCAAAGTAAAGTTCCTGCCAATTATCCTCTATAAATTCTTCTCGCCAGATTACGATATACTCATCCGTATAATGCTCCGGGCGAATCTGTTTCTTCGCCTCTATCCACTGATGGTATAGTGGCGAGAGCGTGTAATAATGATGAAAGTCGAGTCTTACTTTTGTTCCGCAAATCTCGCATTCAGAGCCTTTCTCGTACTTCGCCTTAGCCTTATCTCTGATGTATTTGATCGGGTCGCGCTTTAGCTCTGCCATTTTTATAAATTCTACCGAGGTTTCTTCTGAATGTCAAGATTTATTTTTTTCGAGGTCTTTAAAATGTCGGTGCATTCTCTTCGAAGCTATAAAGACCGTATCGTATCGCGTCCGCCATATGAGACGCCGAATCGTGTATCGGCTTCTCCCGAATCAAGTTCGGGTTTGGATCCCATCTATACTGGTCAAACGAACGAAGAGCTTCAGTACACGAAGAGTTCACCACTATTCGGTTATTATCTACTAGAGATGCCACATGACCGATTCCATCTACAACTGACTTCTTCGCATTAATCGTTGAAATATCATAAAGCTGAGCGAAGTCATAGCGTGTCTGCGCAGCTGCCGAGTCAATAAAACAGTAGTCAACGTACCACTTCTCCAGCAGCTCATAAATAAATCCAGCATGCTGCTCAGTTGTTCGCTCCGCGCTATAGTATTCCTCCATCAGGTAATACTTATGTCCATCAAAGGCGAAGATACAAAGAGCTGTCGGGTCTTTAAATCCAACGTCCAGCCCAGCAATCATATCCATTCCGGTCGTATCAAACTCTGACAGGTCAGCAACACACTCTTCGTAGTTAAAGTTCCAAATCTGACCCTGGAACACGTTAAAGTCAGCTTCGTATTCCTGTTTAAACTCAGCTTCCGACATTCCTGCACGAGCTTCTGAGATGTCTTCCTCTGACGCTCGCGGATTATCCTGCCAGGTTGCTTTTACAGAGAACCAGGAAGGAAATGAATCATCAAAGCCCCGATTATAAAAACGGCTAAACCAATTGTTCCGACCGCGAGGAGTGCTAATAAATAGAGCTTTTGAATTCTCCTTATCGAGAGTGGGTCGAATGGCAACGTTGAAGGCAGCTTCTCCATCCGCAAGTGCCGCTTCGTCAAAGAGTACAAAGTCATATGAGCGTCCCACTACTGAGTCAATCTGATTTACCGAGCCAAGTCGAACAGTTGAACCATTCGAGAGCTCAATTACTCTCTCTTTCGAATTATCTCGGGTTACTTCGAGGTCAAAATGTTTTATGAGATTTCTTTGTAAGTCAAAACTAATATTGCTAAGATTATAGTTAGGACTAACGATGAGTACATGACATCCTGGAACCAGGGCGACGCATTGGGCAATAATATTTCCAATATATGTCTTTCCCTGCCGACGACTAAGAGCACCCACAACAAAACGATACTTAGGATTATTAAGTGCATTGATGAGTGCTACCTGTGAAGGAATCGGTTCGATACCTAGAAGCTCGAGATAGGAGCTTATAGGGACTCGAAGGAAGTCTCCTCCTGAAACGATTCTATCGGTGACAATGTCTCTTCTTGATATTTCCATACTTCTTCTGAGAAGAAAGGCTTCGGTTCTTCTTCTTCAATTCCTTCAAATTTTTGGGCTTCTTTCTTTGTTGCAAACTTCTGGGGAGAAAGCGAAGACTTCCACCAGTTTCCTTTTTGAAAGATCATAATAAGAGTGCTCCTGCGAGAAAGAGTATGAGAGCTCCTCCTCCTGCCCAGATAAGGTGGTGCAATTGACGAATCGAGGCCTTAATCTCGGCTCGATCTCGTTCAGAGTTTTCTTTTGCTGCACGAATCTCATTGAAGACTGTTTTCCACCGCTCTTCACAGACTTTTTCGTGCATTCGAAATTCTATACTAAGCTGTTCCTTCTCCAAGAAGTTTCTCCATAAGTGCGCCGTAATTTCCTTCACCAAAGGGGGAATTGATTTGTACGTTCTGCTGCTTGATATTTGTTGTGCTTTTTGCTTCTTTGGAGTGATCCGAAGAGATTTTGTGAGCGAGAGCTATAATATCTACGAGATCCTTGGAGGAATAAACGTCGGAGTCTCGGGCTTCTTGCAGCTTGTTCTCAATTACTTCGTCGAGTAGGTCGGCGAGGCGAAAGCGATTTCGGTAGCCTTGGTCGAGATAGACCGAGTTTATATATTCTTTAACTTCTGATTTTTCTAGAATATGGAGAACCATATCTTGAGTAATGCCGAGAGAGTTCGCCGCGAAGGCGGCTGACCCGGATGAGAGATAGGCATTTGCGACCTCAAGATTTTCTGGTGCCATTTTTACGAGTTTCATAGAGACTTAGTATATTCGGGTGTGAGCGAAAAGTCAAGAACTTTTTTTCTGAGGGGTTGGGGGAGCTTGTTATAGCGCCTTTTTGACTTGAAAATTTTAAAAAGTTGCGCGTGAAGGGGAGCCGCATCGTAACACAAAAAGCAAGGTCTGTCAACCCCCCCATCTTGAAATATTTTCATGTTGACATAGCGCCTGGGTGAAATTTTTTCAATAGACAATCGCGAAAAAATCCTTATAATGGCACCCATCAACTAATTAAGGAAATGACATGAAAGATATCTACTTTGTTCAGGTTACCGACAAATTCAATACATATGGCGCTTGCATTGAATTGCACGAAAACCGCTCATTAGAATCTGCCACTCGCATTTTCGAACAATGCAAAAAAGCCTACCCTGAGAAGGCTTACCGCATTCAAACTAACTTACCAAAATAAGGAAATCAGAGCAAAAAAATACTTGACCGCCTCGGCGGGTTCTGATACTCTTACAACTCAACTCAACCAACTAAAGGAACTGATATGTCAGCCTACACTAGCAAGATGGTTACTGCTCTCCAGTCAAAAGAGCAATGGACGTTTGAAGATGCTTCCGCATTTGCAGACGAGCACTCACTGTCAGCGCGTAGCGTCGTCAGCAAAATCAAATCGCTTGGCCTCGGATATGTTCCGAAAGCTAAAACGGTGAGCACTGCTGGTCCTCGCGTTCGCAAAGCTGATGTTGTCTCAGCGATTGCCGATCAACTCGGCGTGGATGTTGACAGCATCGCCGGACTTGATAAAGCCGACATGCGCTCGCTTGTGGCGCTCGCTGGTGCCATTAGCTAATGGCTAAGCTGGCGTTCATCGTCGGATGGATTGGGGCGACGGCGCTTGGCGTCGCCCCATTCATCATCAACACGACCGAAGGGAAGATTCTAGCGATTATAGGGCTTGCGCTTCTATTGTTGCAAGCGACCTATAATAGGTGCTATAATCTGGTTTTACTTAATATCACTGGAATTGCAGGATACATTTATGCGCTTTATTTTTGATCTCGACCATACTGTTATTAACTCTAGCCACCGACAGGCAACACTGCCAAACGGTGACTTGAACCTTCAACACTGGCGCGAGAATGCCACACCTGAGAAGATTGCTAAGGATTCGCTTTTGCCTCTGGCTGATGAATGGAAAAAAGCCCGCGCTAAAGGTTCGGAAATCGTCGTCTGCACTGCTCGCGTTATGAGCCAACCAGACTATGATTTTCTTCGAAACAATGGGCTAGAATATGATGCGATTCTTTCTCGACCATCTGGTAATATGACAGCCGATGCGGTGCTAAAATACTTTCAGCTTTACCACTATGCAACACGCATCCGCGGAAAAAGCTGGAAAAACTTTTGCGCTTTCTCGGTCATGTTTGATGACAACCAAAACGTGATTGAGCGCCTGCGCTTTCATGGGCTGCGCGTCTACAATGCGGTTGACATCAACCGACGATTGGCAGCATAGCTCGCCAGGGATGTCAAGAAAATTTTTTGCGAAAAAATGCAAAAAAATGCTTGACATCCCAAAATTTCGGCGCGGGCGCGCCGCCCGAGCATTATAGCACGAAAAACCATGGGGCGCAAACTTTTTTTAGACTAATATCGCATAACAACCTGGTCTCTTATGACAAATCGGTATTAGACAACTGCGAAAAAATCGCGTATATTCACATTTCACTTATTGAGAACTTACAAGGGTTCGCAGCATGATCAACAAAAAACTCACCTACATGACTATTGACACGGAAACGTGCGATCTGGAAGGCAACGTCTACGACGTCGGCTTTACGATTCACGACCGCGCTGGAAACATTGAGCTAGAATACAATGCGCTGGTCGAAGAAATCTTCACTGATGCCGATAAGATGATGGGCGCATTTTATGCTAAAAAACTTTTCACGCACTATAGCCCAATGCTTCAAAATGGTGATATTGAGCTTGTTCCGTGGATTGACATTATAAACCATGTGGACTATTGCGCGAACACTTACGATGTTGACGTTGTTTGCGCGTACAATCTGGCCTTTGATCGTCGGGTTTTGACACAGACACATAAGGCGCTCGGTTTCACTGGTAAGATATTCTCGAAACCAATGCGACAGCTTGACATCTGGCGTTTTGCTTGCGAAACCAAATTGTCCCAAGCAAGCTACCGCAAAATTGCGGAAGCGGAAGGATGGGTTTCTAGCGCTGGCAACTTGCGCACTGGTGCGGAATATGCCTATCGCTTTTGCTCTGGCGATTTCGGTTTTATCGAAGATCACACGGCACTGTCTGATGCACGAATTGAAACGCGCATTCTAGCAGATTGCCTTGCCACTAAAAAGCGTGTGCCTTACGATGATATCCGCGACAAATACGCGGCGCAACCTTGGCGAATTCCCAACACTGAATTGGTGAGCGGGTGAACCTTCACGAACATATGCGGCCTTATTACTGGGCCGCATTCTTGACTATTTTAATAGGTGAAATTATGAAAACAGGAAAATTTCTAGCAGCTTGCTATGTGGTCTATTCTGTGGTAACAGATATTATTATCTGGTTCGGTGCCTTGTACTATGGCCTGATGCAATATCTGGGCGGATAGCGCAAGCACATCGCGCCAGGCATGTCAAGCAAATTTTTTTACAAAAAAAGCAAAAAAATGCTTGACATGCCTGAAATTTCGGCGCGACCGCGCCGCTCCACCATTATAGCAGGAAAACCAATGGAACGCAAATTTTTTTTAGACTAATATCGCATAACAACCTGGTCTCTTATAACAAATCGGTATTGGACAA